GCTCTCGGCCTGGCCAAGGCTGCGTGATCAAGGTGCTTCATGCGGGATGCGGCCGAGAGCCGCTTCCCGAGTGGATACAGGGTCAGGAGACTCGTCTGGACATTGACCCAGGCGTCTCTCCTGACTTTGTTGCTCCCATGACCGACATGGGGGACATCGGCGAATATCACATCGCATACTGCTCGCATGTGCTGGAACACATGCCGCCGCACGAAATCGTGCAAGCGTTGAGCGAACTGCACCGCGTGCTGATGCCGGGTGGGTTTTTCATCGCCGTGGTGCCGGATCTGGAGGGCATCAAGCCCGACAACACCGTCGTCTACGAATCGCCAGCAGGCCCGGTCACGGGGCTGGACATGTACTACGGCATGGCCAGACTGGTTCAGAGCAATCCGTACATGGCGCACAAATACGGGTTCGTCCGCAAGACGCTGATCGACTTTGTCGAGCACGCCGGGTTTAAGGTCCGCCATGCTGGCCCGTCCATCAATCACCAACTCATGATCACCGCACAAAGGCCCGTGACGCAATGAAAGTCGTCTTGTGTGTGCCTACCCTCACCCGCCCGCATTCGGCGCTTCTGGAGGCCATAGAGGCCGCCGTACCGGCACTGGATGCGGCGGGCATCACGCACCAGATGGTGATGGAAGTCGGCAACCCCTACATCAGCCAAGCGCGCAACGTCATGCTGCGCAAGGCGCTGGATGCGGGCGCGGATCAGATCATATTCCTTGACCACGATGTGTCGTTCCCGCCGGATGCGTTGCTGAAGCTCATCCAGACGGAAGGCGACGTTGTGGCCGGAACGTACCGCTTTAAGCGGGACGAGGAAGACTACATGGGCTGCCTGTTTACCGACGCGGGTGGGCATCCCATCGTGCGCTTGGCGGACGGCGCTATCCACGCGGAATGGGTGCCGGCCGGGTTTTTGCGCGTGACCGAGGCGGCAGTCGAGAAGTTCATGCGTGCGTACCCGCACCTCATGTACGGCAAGGCGCACAAGCCGCACGTTGACCTGTTCAACCACGGCGCGCACAAAGGCATCTGGTACGGCGAGGATTACTCTTTCAGCCGCAATTGGAACGACTGCGGTGGATCTATCTGGCTGATCCCCGACGCGGACATCACGCACCACAGCGCCGACAAGGCGTATCCCGGCAACTATCACATGTACCTGCGCCGCAGGCCCGGAGGCGACCTATGCCCGTCATCTACATGAAGCACCCGATCCACGGCACCAAGGTTGCCACGATGGATCTGGAGGCCGAAGAAGATGAACGCAACGGGTGGGAGCGGTATACTCCGGGCGAGGAATCGCCCCAGGTTGCCGTCAACGAACTGACTGCGCGCAGGCGGCGACGGGAGTCCGCCGATGTCTACCACAGCCGGTGACCAGATCAACGCCGCACTGCGGCTGATCGGCCAGCTTGCCGAGGGCGAAACGCCCTCCGCCGCCACGTCACAGGATGCACTGGCGGCTTTGAACCAGATGCTCGATTCGTGGAGCATTGAGCGCCTAGCGGTGTACGCCACGCAGGATCAGGTGTTCACTTGGCCGGCCAACACCGCCACGCGCACGCTGGGGCCGACGGGCAACTTTGTCGGCAACCGGCCGGTGCTGCTGGACGACTCGACGTACTTTCGCGACACCGAATCTGGTGTGTCGTTCGGCATCGCCATGATCAACCAGCAGCAGTACAACGGTATTGCGCTGAAGACCGTGGGGTCGACGTACCCGCAGGTCATGTTCACCAACATGACGTTCCCCGACATCACGATGACGCTGTACCCGGTGCCCAGCAAGGATCTAGAGTGGCACATCATCAGCGTGCAGGAACTGTCGCAGCCGGCGCTGCTGAACACCACGCTGTCGTTTCCGCCGGGCTACCTGCGGTGCTTCAAGTACAACCTAGCCAGCGAAATCGCGGCCGAGTTCGGCGTTGAAGCTCCACCCACGGTGCAGCGCATCGCCATGTCGTCCAAGCGCAATCTGAAGCGCATCAACAACCCGGATGACCTGATGAGCATCCCGTACAACCTCGTCAACCGCAGGCTGCGCCGGTTCAACGTGTACGCGGGTACGCCGACGTGAAGACGCCCATCCTCGGATCATCCTATGTGGCCCGCAGCGTCAATGCTGCGGACAGCCGCATGGTCAACCTGTTCCCGGAAATCGTGCCGGAAGCGGGCAAAGAGCCTGCGTTCTTGCAGCGGTGCCCTGGGTTGCGCCTAGTGGCGACAGTGGGGCAAGGCCCGATCCGTGGGATGTGGAAGTTCGGCGACTTTTTGTACGTCGCGTCCGGCGGCAAACTGTACCGCGTAGACGGCAACTTTGCCGTGACGGAACTGGGGCTGATCAACGGCAGCGGGCCGGTGAGCATGTCGGACAACGGCACGCAGCTGTTTGTGGCCTGCAACCCTGACGCGTTCATCTACAACGCCAGCACGGGCGTGTTCGCGCAGATCACTGACGTCGATTTTCCTGGCGCGGTGACGGTGGGCTACCTCGACGGGTACTTCGTGTTCAACGAACCCAACAGCCAGCGCTTCTGGGTTACATCGCTAAACGACGGCACGCAGATTGACCCGCTGGACTTTGCCAGCGCTGAGGGCAACCCGGACAACATCGTGTCGCTGATGGTTGACCACCGCGAGGTCTGGCTGTTCGGCAACAACACCATCGAGGTTTGGTACAACGCCGGGGCCGCGGACTTCCCGTTGGCGCGCATTGAAGGCGCGTTCATGGAAACCGGTTGCCTTGCGCCGTACAGTGTTGCCAAGCTCGACAACAGCGTGTTCTGGCTGGGCTCTGACGCTCGCGGCAACGGCATCGTGTACCGCAATCAGGGCTACAACGCCCAGCGCGTTAGCACGCACGCTGTGGAGTGGCAAATCCAGCAGTACGCCGTGCTGAACAATGCCATCGGCTACTCGTACCAGCAGGACGGGCACTTGTTCTACGTGTTGACGTTCCCGACGGCGCAAGCTACGTGGGTGTTTGACGTTGCTACCGGCGCGTGGCATGAGCGTGCGGCGTGGGACGGAGTGCAGTACCGGCGGCACCGGAGTAACTGCCAGGCGAATTTTGCGGGGCAGGTAGTTGTTGGCGACTGGGAAAATGGGCGCATTTATGCGTTTGACCCCGAGGTGTACCAGGACGGCGGCGACACGCAACGGTGGCTGCGGTCGTGGCGGGCGCTGCCTACGGGGCAAAACTCGCTGAAGCGCACGGCGCATCACACGCTGCAGTTGGATGTTGAGGCGGGATCTGTCTCAAAACCAACTGATGTAGAACTGATACCAAACCCCGGCGGTCCATTCTCAAGCCCAGTGGGGTGGACTGCTGGGCCAAATACTTCCATAAGTATTAACGGCAAAAATTTGCAAATTACAGCATTGTCTTCAACTGCGCCTTACGCTTACGCGAGCTTTGAAAGCGGAGTTGGCGAGCTTGTAAGCATTTCTTTTAGGATGCAAAGACAAGGGTCTGCTGCAACAGTTTTCCGATTTGGCACTTCGCCAAATTCAGCAGGGCTGTATTCGTTTGCAAACTCAACTTCCGACACTGGAGTAATAACAAATTCTTTTGTGTCGCCAGGTGGAACAATATACGCAACATTCGGGCAGCCGACAAGTGTTGGCAGTTCTGATCTTGTTTTTGGGTCTGCTACGGCGGTTAGAATTCCAAACATTGACCCCCAAGTCATGCTCCGCTGGTCCGACGACGGCGGCCACACCTGGAGCAATGAGCACTGGGCCAGCACTGGGAAAATTGGCGAGTACGGCAAGCGCGTTATCTGGCGCCGCCTTGGCATGACGACCAAACTGCGGGATCGGGTGTACGAGATCAGCGGCACAGATCCGGTGAAGATTGCCATCATGGGCGCTGAACTGACGGCAACGCCGACGAGCGCCTGAGATGCAAACGCTGCCCCGCGTCCCAGCATCCCGCGACCCGCTGGTGGACCGTGGGGCAATCACCACGCGCGCGTGGTTTCGGTTCTTTTCACTGCTGCAAGACAGCATCGGCCAGGCCAGCAGAGAGACGTTTACGCTGGTGCAGAACTCCACTGGCGCAACTCTGTTCAAGGGCACTGTGGTGGGCTTTGCCGGCGTCGGCGCGGCAAACCTGCTGTCGGTGTCCAAGTACCTTGCTGACGGCTCTACGCCCTCGCTGTACATCCTTGGCGTGCTGGATGAAACCATCCCCGACAGCGGCGCCACGGGCCTGTGTAGCGTCTGGGGGCCGGTAACGGGCATCGACACCAGCGCGTTCAACGTGGGCGACATCCTGTACGCCAGCCCCACGGTGGCGGGTGCGTTCACCAACGTAAAGCCCACGGCGCCTGACAACGTGATCCCGGTGGCGGCGGTGCTGATCAAAAGCGCCACTGACGGCGTGATCTTCGTGCGGCCGACGATTGAGCAGCAGAAGTATTACGGCGAGTTCACCAAAACCAGCGACCAATCGCCCGCAGTCATCAACACGGCTTACGCGCTGACGTTCGACAACACCGAAATCGCCGAAGGCATCAGCATCGGCTCGCCTGCGTCGCGCATTGTGGTGGTGCAGTCTGGCCTATACCAATTTGACGCCACCGTTCAGATCGGCAGCAGTAGCAGCAGCGCCAAGACGGTTTGGCTGTGGTTCCGCAAAAACGGCACGGACGTTGCCAACTCTGCCAGGCTGGTGACAATCAACATCAACAACGGGTACACCGCTGTGTCCATGAGCGAGTTTTTTTCGCTTGCCGCCAACGATTACATCGAGATCATGTTTGCCGCAGACGCTACGGCCATCACGGTGGATAATGTCGCAGCCACGGCTTTTGCGCCAGCAGCACCTGCCGTCGTGCTGGCGGTGAGCCAGATTCAACAGTGAGAGCACCATGAGCGTTTCGCTTTCCCCATACGCTGGCGCCGGGGCGCAGTTCTTCGACAACAACGGCAACCCGTTGGCCGGGGGTAAAATTTTTACTTATGCCGCCGGCACGACGACGCCGCTAGCAACCTACACGGATTACACGGGCAACACGGCTAATCCCGTGTATCCGGTGGGCATCGTGCTGGACAGCGCCGGCCGAACGCCCGCGCAGATCTGGCTGACAGAGGGATCGTCGTACAAATTCGTGCTGGAAACGGCTCTTGGCGTCACGATCAAGACCGACGACAACATTTTTGCGTCGTTTGAGCTGGCGGTGGCGGTTGGCGTGCCGGTTGGTAAAGGTGGCAGCGGAGTCAACGAGAACATCGCCGTCGGGTTGACTGCGCTGGACAGCAACACCACGGGGTCGAACAACACTGCCGTGGGCTACAACGCCCTGACGGCCAACACGGACGGCTTCCAGAACACCGCCGTTGGCTCCGAGGCGCTGGATGCGAACACCTCGGGCGACTACAACACTGCGGTGGGCTATCAGGCGCTGACGGCAGCGAGCACGGCGAACTACAACACCGGGGTAGGTTACCGGACGTTGAATGCGGCAACGTCTGGCGCAGGAAACACGGCGCTGGGCAGCGATGCGCTGTTGCTGGTGTCCACGGGAGCGGACAACGTGGCGGTGGGCTACGCGGCGCTGGACGCCTACACCGGCAGCGATGCCGTGGCCGTAGGCCGCTCGGCGCTGGGGGCAAATACCAGCGGCACCGGCAACACTGCGGTGGGCAAGGATGCGGCTCTGCTGGTGGTTACGGGCGCGTACAACGTTGCCATCGGGTGGACTGCGCTAGATGCGGCCACCACCAGCAACAACACGGCGGTGGGCGCGTCGGCACTGGGGGCGCTGACCTCTGGCGCAAACAACGTGGCTCTGGGCTTTCAGGCCGGCGACTCGCTCACAACCGGCAGCAACAACACGGTCATCGGCTACGAAGCCGATGTGTCGGCGGCAGGCGTTAGCAACGAAGTCACCATCGGCAACAGCAGCGTTACCTCGCTGCGCGCGCCAGGCCTGACGCTGACTGTCGGCTTGAAATGGATCAACAACGGCACGCACACTGTTGCGGACTTGCTTGCAAATGCTCCAGCCGCTACTGTTGGCGCAGGCGCACGGGCCGTGGTGACCGACGCCAACGCAACCACGTTCCACTCGATTGTGGCTGCCGGCGGGGCAAACGGTGTGCCTGTGTACAGCGACGGTACAAACTGGCGGATTGGGTGAGGTGAATCATGGCACAGCAATGGCTTTCCGCGAGTGACCCGTTTTTCTCGCAGTACCCCGGCACCTACGACGAGAGCGGCTATGTTGCGGGGCCGTATGACTCGCAGGTTGCGGGGCTGCAGAGCCCGCAGAACTGGGAGGCGGTTGCGCCGCAGCTCGGGTGGACTGGGCCGATCAGGTCAAACTACATCGGCCCTGACGGCAACGTCATGGAGGACTACTCGCCCGAGTTCCTGAACTGGATTCAGTCGAAGCGGGCCGAAGGCTACGATTTCGTCACCGATGCCAGCCAGATCAACAAGGACAGGCAGACCATTGGTTTCCGCTTGCCCACTGGCGAAGTAACGAACCAACGAACCGCCAAAGTCGGCGGCTTTGGCGATTTCTTCAAGGAATTCGTCCTGCCGTC